AGTTCTCCACAAGGTCAGAGTAAAGGGTGTCCCAACGCTTCGCCTCACGGCCTTCAAATGACTCCTCAGAGGACCCTTGTTTCTTGTTGTCAGCTTTCTTTCGCCATGAGTCAGGCTGATGAAACTCTGGGATGATGTCTACGTACCGTCTTGAGACCTCATTGACCGTCAATCCCACTTGAGATTTATGGAGTTGCCTAGCGCAAAACAGAGGAGCTTTGATCCTGAATTGAACCTGTACGTGTGCAAAGGGTGTCCAATGGTTGTGCTTTGCTAGGTACCTTATGAGCTTCTTGTCTCTACTGCCGAACTCGTCTGACTCAGCAGCAAACGACACTCTGGCCGCATTGACGACAGTCAGGTCTGAACCCATGATGTCTAATAGATCTACTTTCATACTACATAACTCCTATTGGTTGGGATGGTGGGTCAAAGGTTGAAAACATGACGACAATGAAGATGCACCAGACCACCATGGCAGTCCAAAAGATGAGATCAAAGTCGTCTTCGGTCACATTACCTTCTGCAATGTCTACAAAGATGCTGTGTACGGCTCTGTAAAGCCTCTTGAATATGTTCATCCGTTTACAAACTCCTCTTTTATGACTAGTTCAACGATTACTTCCCCGTCAGGCCAGTCTCGATACAGTTCAATCATTTGAGTCCTGAGCTTCATCATTGCGTACTCTTGATCGTCTCTTTCTAACTCGTAGTTAAAGAACATGGGGACATAGGCTAATAAAACCTTGTCTTTACGGGTTACTACGTTGTCCATAAGAACATAGTCCCAGTAATAGACCTCGATTCTAAAGTCTGCTGTGTCTCTATCAATGTTACATTCTACAGTCATGCTACTATCTCCTTCTTTCGTTTATTAATTGTGCTAATTGCCTGTGGTCATCCAGAAGCACACTAGCATTGCCCAATGTTACCACAGCATGGCGGCCTAGGTCTAGCAAGATCTTCTGTAGAAACGCTATGGCCTCCCGGTGTTGTGCCTCTGTAAACTGCCTACCTTCTACTTTGATCTTCAACCTATGCGATCCTCTTCTGCCAGCATTCGCTCACGTTGTGCTGTGTTTAGGACGTCCAGCGCAGTGACTAGGGACCTCACGTCATCTTTGGATAGTCCCGGTTCAGTCTCCCGGAACTCCAGCAGCAGCATGAATAGGTCTAGGACCTCGACCCTTGTTAGTCTGTGTTTCATTGTGTAGCCTCCAGTTTTATAATGATTTCTTTTGCGTCTCTTGGTGTGATCTTGTCACCTGTTTTGACATAGTAGCCATCTGCTGCTGCCTGTTCTATGGCAGAGTAGGCGCTAGGTGCACGATAGGTGCCTTTATTAGCCCAACTGAGACCACCGTTAGGCAACCAGTCGGCTTTGGGTACACTGGCCCAGATTGTGTAAAGCTGTAGTTTCATATGATGAATACCTCGATTAGGACGATGGTTCCGAAGATAGCACAGGAGCCTATGAAAGACAATAGGGCATCGAGTGCTACTGTTTTGCAGAGTTTGGCCTTTGTCACGCTGTCACCTCCTCTGCACTGTAGAAAAATATTGATTGTAGCACTGTATCGTCTGATAAGCAAACGGCCTTCGGGAACATGCCGTCATTCTCTAAAGCTTCACTCATTCCCTGAATGTCAACAGTGTACACGTCAACGCTCAGATTGTCTATAACGTGGTCGGCTATGCTAGAGCGTCCCAAAACGAATAGAAGCCAGTCTAGCTCGCCATCTGTAAGCTTGTACTGTTCCCCATCCTCTAATTGATAATGGTAGTTCTCAAAGTCGCCATCCTGTGCTCGTAGGCTGTCGTTAGTGTGAATCATGCTACGCTACCTCCACTAGTGAATTGATGTAGTCCTGTGACACCGTACGTCCAACTTCTTTACCACCTAGGTATTGATTGATCTGGCGCGACGTGGTTACAGAGTACTTTCTGTCGGTCCTGAACGCGCCGTGGTCATCATAACCTGCTACTGGCGTTTGATAGCTGAACATAATCGTCGTTTCGCCTATGGTTAGCTCTGTTACGTTGCTTCTTACTTGTCTTAATTTCATCTTGTGGTTTCCTTGTGTTGTTTATCTATTAATACCCTAACCAGCTCAATACGTCAATACCCAAGTACTCACCTTTTTTGCCTATTTCTTCAAAGAAATCTGCAGGGTCTAAACCATGGGCCTTGATTTCTGCTATGGCTTCGCCTTTGGTGACTGTTGCTTCAATTGCGTCATCGTATGACATTGTTTCGCCTCGTGTTGTTGATTGATGTGCCTATAGTATCATGGGTTTTGATGTTGTCAAGCATTATTTTACTTTTATTTACTTTTTTTTGCTTGTGTTGTGCCTCGTGTTGTGTTTGGACTCCAAAGGCTACTACATTAGCCCCCACACTCGTGTAAACTCGTGCTGATTCTCGTGTTTCAACCCGTGGCCAGCCTCAAAAGTTATCCACAGGTTATGCACAAGTTGTCCACAGAAGGCCACCGGGGGAGGGGGTCAACGCGTGTCGTCGGTGGTGGTTCCTACCTAAGCACAAAATAGGTGAAAATTAGGAATATTACACCGTGTTTCAACGACTGTAACTACTTGATTCAACACGTAGTTGTTACTCGTACCGCCCAAAGGTAAAAATAGCTTGACTTATGTGAAGACTTATGTTATACTATAGTTGTAATTAGGGACAATTTGTGTTATGACCACTGAAATTAAAAAAAGAGGTCGTGGCAGACCCCGGAAGTCAGAAGTAGCTGCTGTAAAACCCGGTAACAAGGGTAAAGTAGGCAGACCAAAGGGTGACGCTGCTATAATCAACGAGTACAAAGCTCGTATGTTGGCTTCACCGAAGTCAAAGAAAGTCCTTGAGACTATTTTTGATGCTGCACTTGACAACGACCATAAGAATCAGGCTTCTGCTTGGAAGCTAATTATGGACCGTATGTTACCAGTAGGTGCATTTGAAAAGGAAGTAGTGAAGGACGGTGGTAGAAACGCCATACAGATCAACATAACAGGTGTTGGTACTGTAGACGTAAACGACGCAGCCCACGGCGGTGCTGACAGTGACGTAATCGAAGGAGAAGTAGTTGATGAGTCTTGAGTTTTTTACACTGGAAGAGTTCAACTGCAGAGTCACTGGTGACAACAAGATGGAACCAGAGTTCCTACAGAAGCTTGATCGTTTACGTGGTGAGTGTGGGTTCCCGTTTGTCATAACAAGCGGTTATAGACACCCCATTGAACATCCTATAGAGGCTAACAAGGAAGTTCCGGGGACCCATGCTCAGGGCATTGCTGCAGACATCCAAGTCAGCTTCGGAGGTCATCGCTTCATCATTGTTCAAAAGGCACTTGCTCTTGGCTTCACGGGCATAGGCATTGCTAAGACCTTTGTCCATGTGGACACACGAGGCACAACTCCAGTTATGTGGCTCTACTAATGCTTTACACCAAGAATAAAAATCTGACTGACACCAGTACACAAACCATTGTTACTGTCCCTGATGGTCACGTAGCTCACTGGAACTTAGTCTTTGTTGCTAACTTGCACAACTCTACTAACTCCATTACTTTATTCGTGGACAAACCTAGTCCAACTCCTGATGTCTATATCTACAACGGTACTAACATAAGTTCCAAAGAAAACTTAATGATCGACGGTCAAGCAGTGTTTGTACTACAGCCCGGTGACATCATCAAAGCGTCCACAAGTGGCTCAGGTAATGTCGAAGTAGTAGTGACTTTTGATCTACTCCCAGCACCAACAGTGTTTAACAACTTTAATGGATCTTGACATCCAGTTACTGCCTTGGCAGCAGGAAGTGTGGGCTGACGATGCTAGATTTAAGATAGTAGCAGCAGGTAGACGTACGGGTAAGTCAAGGCTTGCTGCTTGGCTGCTAATTGTTAATGCTTTGCAGACTGAACGTGGACAGGTGTTCTACGTAGCTCCAACACAGGGTCAGGCCAGAGACATCATGTGGCAGACTCTGTTGGAACTAGGCCACCCTGTAATCTCAGGCAGTCACATTAACAACCTGCAGATCAAGCTGGTCAACGGTGCCACCATTAGCCTCAAAGGTGCCGACAGACCAGAGACTATGCGTGGTGTGTCACTGAAGTTCCTAGTGTTGGACGAGTACGCAGACATGAAGCCTGACGTATTTGAGCAGATCTTAAGACCAGCACTGGCTGACCAAAAAGGCTGCGCTATGTTCATAGGTACGCCTATGGGTCGCAACCACTTCTACGAGTTGTACAAGTACGCAGACTTAGGTGACGACGAGACTTACAAAGCATGGCACTTTACTTCTTATGACAACCCGTTGCTTGACCCGGAAGAAATCGACATTGCTAAGAAGTCTATGTCAA